ATGTTTGGTGAAAAGATGTCTTCAGATCCTGAGTTCGCTACTGAGTTCCGCAGACAAGTCTTGAAGAAACGAGGAGTAAGGGCAACCGAAGAAGACTTGGAGGACTAACATGAGCGAAGTTACCGGGGCTGCTAAGGCAGCAGTAGCTGGTATTCGTGAAGCACTGGCGGTAGGGAAAGAACTAGAATCAGTTACTAAGGACATACAAGACCTAGGCAAAGCTGACCTTCAGGCCAGAGCTTCATTCAGGCGTAAACAAAAGCAAAGACCATCAGATACATCTGTCTTCTCAGCAGTAGAAGAATGGCGGGGAGTCTACGAGATTAAAAAGATAGAAGAAGAACTCAAACAAGATATCATCTCTAAGCATGGACCAGCAGCTTGGGAGGAGATCATGGTAATCAAGGACAGAATCTTGAAAGACACCAAGGATCTGACTGACGAGTATGGCAGAGACCTCAGCAAGCTAGCGATGCTCAAGTGGTACTGCTTCCTAACGGCTTTTATATTAGTTAGTTTTTTCTATGTGCTTGGCTATAAACCTTAAGGACCGTCTATGATTACCCTATTTTCTACCCTTGTCTCCTTCTTGGCTGGTGGTCTCCCTAAGTTCCTAGACTTTTTCCAAGATAAGTCTGATAAAAAACACGAATTAGAGCTGGCTAAATTGCAGATGGCTAGGGAATTGGAGATGGCAGAGAAGGGGTTCCTAGCTCAGGCTAGGGTGGAGGAGATTAGGACTGACCAAATTGCAATGCAGGCTGCAGTTCAGGAGAAGGAAGCCCTTTATGCCCACGATATAGCCATAGGACAGGGAGCCAGTAAGTGGGTCATAAACCTTAGAGCTAGCGTCAGACCAGTCATTACCTACGGTATGTTCTTTATGCTGGTAATGGTAAATGTGTTTGGGTTCTTCTACGCTTGGAAGCAGAACGTCCCATTTGATGAGGCGCTGAACCTGCTCTGGGATGAGGACTCAGCCATAATCTTCTCGTCTATCATAGCCTTCTGGTTTGGGTCACAGTCTTTCAATAAGAAATGAAAGTATCCAAAGAATGCATCGAGATGATCAAGCACCACGAAGGGGTAAGGACACGCAGTTACAGGTGTCCAGCTTTGCTGTGGACAGTGGGCGTTGGTCATGTCATAGACCCCAACCATATAAGGGTTCCATTTGAGGAGCGTAAAAACCTCGCAATACCCAGTGGGTGGGACAGAGTCTTGCCTATGGCAGAGGTTGATGACATACTCGCCAAGGATCTCCTCACGTTTGAGAGAGGTGTACTACGACTGTGTCCTACTAATCTTACTCAGTCTAGGTTTGATGCACTCGTCAGCTTTGCTTTTAATGTGGGACTGGGTAACCTCCAGCGTAGCACAATAAGACAGAAGCATAACAGGGGTGAGTTTGAAGGGGCTGCAGAAGCTTTCATGCAGTGGACGAAAGCTGGGGGAAAAGTCCTTCCCGGCCTTGTTAAGCGCAGGAAGGATGAAAGCACACTCTATTTAAAAGTTGATAAGAATCCGTAGGAACGCAAAGTCTACTACAATATATCGTTCTTCATCATCTACAACTTCGACATACTCAAAACCAAACATCAGTCCAGATATAATACATAGGTCTATATTCATATCAAATCTCACAGTGACCTGCGACACACGCTAATGTCTGTGCGCCTTCGACATTATCATCTTCTTCCTTGAGGTTATCCCACAAGATATCTGTAGGCATCTTAGATAGAAGCTCTTCGTACTGCTCTTTAGTACACTCCTCGTAAGGTGCTTGTCGATAAGAACCTCCATCCCAAGGTAGGAATGAGATACCACTAAGCTCATCGAAGTTCCTCCACACCCAAGCACCAACATCCATCCACTCATCTTCCTTGACAGAGATAGTCACTGAAGGCTTGTGCTCACACCAGTGACGCTGGTACATCAGCCACAGATCAAGGTGCTGCATAGCTGTCAGATCATCACGAGTACGAGAAGACTCTGGTGCTTTCACTGGGAAAGAAAACACAGCAGTGCTATCAGGTCTCATGACACAGTCCTCTGTAGGAATACCTGAGTCTGTGAGGAACTTAGTCAGTGGATCTTTCTTGTCACCACGAACACGGCGAACATAATACTCACTATGTCTAGTATGAATACCAGAGGCAGAATTAACAAGTTGAGACACAGTGCCGCTAGGTTTGACACAAGTAATCGCAGCAGACACAGGAATTCCCAAGCGTGTTGCAAACTCATTGTTGGTAGTAATGGAGACATCACGTAAGTATTCAAGAGATTGCGTAGTGCTTTCACAGACCCTCCCCATCCAAGGATTATCTAAGATACCAGTTAATGATACACCTAAGAGACGCTCCTCCTCAGTGTTCTTCTGCCAAATCTTACGAAGATATGGGAAGTGTGTCAGAGTGCTCTGGAACGTGCCTAAGATTGTGGCGATGCGTACTTTGTTAGCCAAGTCTGCAACGGTATCCTCGGCCCGTACAACGACTTCTGTGAGGTTACAGAACTGATAGGGTCGTAGTATGATTTCGCTACAGGGATTAGTTCCGAAGTCATAATCCTGATTACGTCTGCCGTTCTTTGCAGCTTGACTTTGACTTGCCTCTCGTGAGAAGATTCCTCGCTCTCCAGAGTGACTGTTGTAAAGGCTTGTCCATTCTTGGAGAAACTGTCCAATATCTGGCTTATTAATGTAAGCTGCGCTGTTGTTAGCAAGTGCTCTATGTCCTGTTTGTTCCCACCAGTTTCCACTCTTTGCGCTCCTCATACGGTCATCTTCGAGATCAGACAGACTGATCATTGCACTCCTTCGTACTCCACCGACAACAACAACTTCCCCGATTTTACAGAGAAGATCATGACATTCGATTGATGTAAGTTTTCTACCCACTGCTCCTCTGAACTTGGCGATAGTGAACTTAAAAAGCTCATCCAAAGGTCCGGGACCAGAGGCACGTCCTCCAAAAGTTTTGAGTCTGGCTCCTGCAGGTCGAATTCTATTAAGATCGTATTTTGCAACTTCCCCAGAATATAGTAAAGCGATGAGTTGGCGTAGTGCTTTGGCCCATCCTTCTTTTGAATCCGCAACCGAAATAGTAGTCTGAGAATCAAACAACTGATCCGGGACTTCAGGTAATTGATCGACATATTTATGCTCCACAGAAAAGCCTACACCTGTACCACACAGGAGAATGTACATAGCCTCATCGAATGCTTTAGGGTCATCGATAGGCAGGTAGCTGCAGTTATAACCAGCAGTGTTGTCACGGTCTAGGGCCTTGCCTGCGGTCATGATAGCCCTCATGGATGGCATAACATCCAGGTTCTTGACTGCACTGATAAGTTCTAGGCGTAGGTCATTGTTAGGAGAGAACTTGTACTTCTCTTCCAAGTGATTAAACATAAAGGTAAAGTATCGGTCTACTGATTCTTCCCAGTGTTCACGGCGATTCTTCTCAGGTAGGAACCTGCTGTAACGACTCTTTGCAATAAACTGTTGATAGTAATCCATATATTTTATTCTTCCCAGTTAACTAAGTTTTGTAATCTGTCTGCTTGGTCTTCTATTATATCGTCAAATCTTTCTACTATATCCTCAGACCTTAACGCTAGTTCTTCAACTAATGTTATCTCATCCCATCTCTTAAGTCTTTCCTTGATCTCTTCTAATGTTAGGGTCATATATTATATCACACCTTGTAGTACTTGTCACCAACTTTATCATAATTTTCTATTAAGAACTCAAGATAATGTTTGGCCTTCTCAAGGTCTTGCTTGCCTGCCTTCTTACGATGACGAGCTACATACTTGATTACATTACACGCCCAAGGATCTAAGCCCCAGTCGAGGAAGACATCCCAAGGTTCGATGTTAGACTTGTAATGATCTCCTCCAATCTGCTTAGACTTGATGTACTCGCCTAGTGTTTTAACATCCTTGTTATTATGATAGGCCACATACCAGTCATTAGGTGTTGCGTTATCAATGCTCATACTTCTTCCTTAAGTAGTTAAGACTAACTGGCATCTCATCAAAGCTACCGTTGTTAACCTCATGCAACATCCAGATACCACGCCAGTACTTGTTACCTTGACTACCTAGATAGTCCTCGTCATGCAGGTAGCAACAGCCACTAAACAAACCAGTAATCTGTGAACCATCAGCACGATTAGCATAAGCTATCTGTCTGTTCTGCACATGGCCCATCACTGCAGACATATGCTTCTTAGACAGCAGTGCAGCAGCAGAAGTTACAGCACGCCCCATAACGCCAGAAGTAAAATAATGAGCATACACAACACCATCAATGACAATAGGTTCAAGGTACGGTATAACTTCCCAACCACAATGTTCGTAGTTAAGGTCGCTGAGACCAATAGTTCCATCCAGTTTAGGGTCTCCTTCGATAGCTCTGGAAATTCTTTCTTCATGATTTCCAAGAGTGAGTACCATTCTTGGTTTGTATTGTTTCTCCTTGTTCCGCTTTGCTCGTTCATTGTATTCCTTGATTGGTGCTAGCAACATCTCCATTGCTTTGTTAGTAACATCGATGTCGGTCTTGTAACGCCTGCCTTCAAAACACTTACGGCCTACATCGTAGCTCGACAGGCTAGGCATATCAGCAAAGTCCCCAATCTGTACAATCACATCAGGCTTCTTCTCTGCAAGGTACTTACCTACCCATGTCAGATAACTAAGATCAACACCGTCCTTAACTTGGCAGTCAGGGATTATGGCATGAACAGTCATTGTGCGTCCTTGTCTTCGTTGTCTAAGGTTTCTACTTTAGCAGTAGCGATGTACTGTTCTGGTCCAATTGTTTCAAACAAACCATCAGTCTCCATACCATAAGGGTCTTTGATTACAACACGCTCCATCACACCACTGTAGCCAGAGGTCTCTAAGAACTTACAGAACTCATAGAGTATCTTAGGCCATGCAACAAAGTCTGCAAAGTAGTGACGAACCTTGACAGTAGAAGCCTCTGGATATTCTGTAGGCTCTCCTTCTTGAAACTCAGAATCATAAATGAATCGATAAACTTTACTCATACTTACTCCTTAATAGGTTAAAGAAATACTCTGCATCTACCACAGCCAAGGGCTTATCTCTGTTTTGTTTGATGATGCAAACAGGTTCGTATCCTCCTGCGTTTCCTCTGGCTTGTTCGTAATAACCGTATACTGAGATAGCTGCTCTGGACTTGCATTCCAAACTAATTGGCAAGACCCGTCTGGCTGCTGGACTGAGTAGCAGATCCTCCCCGGAGACACCCATACTAACTGAGCGAACATCGTCTGCCTCCAGATTGAACTTGGCTAGTATTAGATCTCTTACCCACTTTTGCAGGTGTCTTCCTTTGGATTTGGCGCTGCTCGGTTTCAAGTGTTACGTCCTTTCTTACTTTAATCCACTGCTTAGGTAGATGCATACGGGCATTGCTGTTGTCCATAGAGACTGTATTAGCGATGCATAGTGCGTCATCTGTCTCA